GAGTTTCTTCCAACGCCCCGCATCGCGACGCATCGCTCCGCAACGCCACGCGACGCATCGCCCCGCCTCGCAACGCAACGCACCACCCCGCAACTCTAACCGAGGAGAAACAAGATGAAGACCGCGACATGCCAAATCCGTTCTCTCAGCCCCTACAGCCAGTCCAAATTCATACAGTCCGAACGTGATGACAAAGAGTCAGCCGGTGACTTCGAGAAGCGTTGTTGGCGCGAGCGCTGTCACGGCACGGTTGATGGACAAGTGTTCATTCCGCCAATGGCGTTCAAAAACTGCATCGCCGAGGCCGCCCGGTATCTATCCGTGAAGATTCCTGGCAAGCGAAACAACACTTACACGAAGCACTTCGAGGCTGGCGTGTTAGTCATGAACGGCCCTGTCCTGGACCTGAAAGTTGACGATGTCGAAGGCGAATGGTTATTCGTGAACGCGGATGGCAAGCGCGGATCGGGAACGAGAGTTATGCGCTGCTATCCGGTCATTCGGGAGTGGAAGGCCGAGGTCGTTTTCTTTGTTCTCGACGAGACCGTGACAGAGGACGTGTTCCGTTATCATCTGGAGAACGCTGGCAGCTTTATCGGCATCGGGCGTTTCCGCCCGCGTAACAACGGCTACTATGGCCGTTTCCAAGTCGAGAGCATCACCTGGAGCGAGGCAGGAGCGTCTATGTCCCAGGCCGCTTGACACTTCGGAGCAAAATTAAGATTGCTGACACCATTTTGGGAGAGGAGGCACGAGAATGGTTGAGGTGAAAGATTTGGGAACGAGATATGAGAGCGAATGTTGAGAGAAATGTAATGCAGAGCCTCAGAAAATTTTGGCTGCTAATAATAGCCTATTTCAAACCTCCAACCGGCAGGGCAATCTCCAAGGTTGCACAGGCCACAAAACCTGACTCCAAGGTTGCACAGGCCACAGAACCTGACGAGTACGGGGAATTTTATTTCCGCGACACTATACTAGATCAACTCGACAGGTATTTTATCATCCTGAAGCGTATGAAGCGTGGCGATAAAAGCGCATATAACCTATACTCACAGATCGGCGCGCATATATTACCGGAGAGAAATGAAGAGTATAGCAGAGAGGCTCTGGAACCACGGTGGCTTGAACTTCGCCCATCATTTGGAATGGTGCTGTATGGCAGTAGATCGGAAGCGGCCAAGATAGACAAAGAGAGGAAACGCCTCGTTCCTTTTGCAATCTATTTTCATAAATTCAATCCGTCTAAAGCGCCAGTTTCCGTGCAGCCAATCAGTAGTGGCGATATTTATGTTTGCACCGTGTACTGGGACACATTGCATCCCGATAGGGCATCAATAAAAGCTCGCTTCAATGGCGCGCCGACTGAATTCGCCATAAATATTTCTCCCAGCGGAGATGTCCGTCTACTAAAAGTTCTTTTTAACAAAAGTATCACGATCCGGGCAACAAAGGGTAGAGACAGAGGCTCTACATTTACTGTGCCACAAAGGGAATGGGGCATCCACGATTTTTTTAAAGAATGGGCTAAGCAGAACACCATAGACGTGCAGCTATTTCTAACGTCACTCTTTATCCAAACTGCGAATACTCAAATAGCCGCAGCCGAGGCTATGATAAAGGTGAAAGCGGCCAAGGGTCGGATGGCCGCTGTATTTAGCGTTAATATTTTACGGACACCGTATTTTTTTAAAGACCGAGATTTATCTGTAGGCCCAAGCGGCAAGAAGAAAAGAATATTTCACATAGTGAGGACACATACGAGGAAAACGGGAAGTGTTGTTCGCACACATTTTCGGGGGGTACAAGAATTTAATTGGAATGGTTACAAAATAAGAATAACAGTTCCTGGATGGCACCATGTAAATACAAATGAAATTAATATTGGGGCAATAGACGAGGAACATATGGAAAATATTAAGGACTATATAAACACGGCTGCGTTAGGAAAAACCCTGAAAGAACTTGAGGAAGACAGCGTGGGGGGGGTTAAACGATGATCCGAAGACACAAGCATGACGTGAGGTGAGTGATGAGCAGTGGCCGCTATATTCATTACGCCTGCCCTGAGATCGAGATTCGCATCCACTACGATTGCCAGCATGGCGAGCCAGCCCAACCTTATGGCCCACCTGAAAATCGCCATACTTATTGGGGTCCGGAAATTGATGTGATAGGCGTTGAAGTGGAAATAGATGGGAAATGGGTATCTGCGCCCCAACCATTCGCGGCGCTGTTGCTCGCCGGCACAAGCGATGAGGAGCTTGCGAGGCTCGCGACCGAACAAGACGAAGGTGAGCGTGAGGCATATCGAAATTTACGCATGGGAGATGACCGATGATAGAGTGTGATCAGCCATGACCATTGCTTCTGTTGAAGCGATCATCCACAAGCCCGCGTCCTGGCATGCGGAGCGTGGCAAAGGTGTAGGTTCGTCCGATGCCGGTAAAATTATGGCGGGCGAGTGGTTCGACCTTTGGGAGGAGAAGACCGGGCGTCGTGAGCCCAAGGATTTGATCGATGTAATACCCGTACTCATGGGTAAGGTCACAGAAGACCTTAATGGCTGGATATACCAGCGTCGTTGTGGCGTAACCTTAATTGCTGGCCGCCGGGTCCAGCACCCAGACTTCGAGTTCATGTCGGCCGAGACGGATTTCGAGGTGGAGGAGACAGGACCACCCCCTGATATCGTAGAGTGCAAACACGTTCATCAATTCAGCAAGCCTGAAACGGTGGTATCCCGTTATTATCACCAATGCCAGCACCAAATGTCATGTGCCGGTGCAAACCACGTCTACCTATCGGTTATATTCGGAACGACGACGTGGGAACGGTTTGAGATTGAGCGCGATAACGAGGCTATCGACCTGTTGGAAGCTCGTTGCGGCGAGTTCTGGGCACATGTCATAGACGATACCCCTCCACCTGATATGCCGGCCGAGCCAGTGGAGATCGCGCTCGATGATATGAGGGTTGAGGATATGACCGGAAACAACACATGGGCCAACAGCGCTGTCGGGTGGCTGGAAACGAACGAGGCTTTCGGGGCGCACAAGGCGCACGAGAAGGAATTGAAGGGCTTGATCGAAGCCGATGTGAAACATGCTCATGGGCATGGACTGCAAGTTAATCGCGCCAAGAACGGCGCATTGAGAATCAAGGAGATGAAGAATGACGCCTGAATTTGCGACCGCGTTAGTAAAAGCCCAGACTACTGTGTCCAACGTAGCGAAGGACGCCGCAAATCCACACTTCAAATCACGTTACGCTTCTCTCGCAGTTGTGAGAGATGCCGTGTACCCCGCATTTAACAACGTTGGGATCGCGATCATTCAAACACCACACACGGGCGAAAATGGAGCCGTTTCAGTAGAGACCATACTTATGCATGAGTCAGGTGAGATAATAGAATTTGCTGGTCCTGCTGTAATCCCTAGCAAGCCCGACGCTCAAGGCGTTGGTTCTTGCATCACTTATTTGCGTCGGTATAATTTGCTTGCTATCACAGGCATAGCACCAGCAGATGAGGATGACGATGGGAACGCCGCCAGCATCGTAGGAACTGCCGCGGGCAAGAAGGTAATGGCCAAGCGGGCCACGCCACCAAAGAACGAGAATAGCGAGCAAGAAAAAGACGAGAGTTCCTCAGCCACAGGCCCCACTGAAGAATGGCTCAAAAATTCAATCACTATCGTCCAAAACGTAGATAGCCTTGATAAGTTAACTGACTGGTGGAAAATGAACCAACAGCACATGCAGGCGCTATCCAAAGAAGACCTCGACGCTCTCACATACGCGAAGGACTACCGCAAAATATATCTGGAGAATCCAAATGTCGGGTAGCGTCAACAAGGTCATTCTTATTGGAAACTTGGGGCGTGACCCTGAGTTGCGGTCCATGCCAAATGGCAGCGAACTTGCGAACCTCTCTGTCGCCACCTCTGAGCGCTGGAAGGATAGAGAAACGGGTGAGCAGCGCGAGCGCACCGAATGGCACCGGGTGGTGATCTTCGACGAGAAACTTGTGGAGGTGGCGTCAAAATACCTTTCAAAGGGCTCCAAGGTTTATCTTGAGGGCCAACTCCAAACCCGCAAGTGGCAGGACCAATCGGGCCAAGACCGCTATTCGACTGAGGTGGTGTTGCAACGCTTCCGCAGCCAACTCACCATGCTCAATTCTCGCAAAGAGAGTGGTGGCGAGGAGGGAGGGCAAGATATGGAAACGTATCTTGGCGATGAAGTCCCATTTTGAGGTTCAATCGCACATGACTAACCAACATTGGTGTGAGATCAAATCGAGCAAGCAAGCCGGCATCCTCTGTAGAGATGCTGTTTTCGCGCATTGGCTGTTGGCCCGACACCCTGGTGAGTGCGATGTGGCCAATATTGTGCGAAAAATCTGCCACGTCGATAGTCGGATCGAGCTTGATACTGACACGATTGCTGCGGAGCGCTGGCACGCGCTTGAAGAAACTTATCGCCAGGATATAGGCATGATGGCGGAACAGCGAGGATGATCCAGACTAAAGTGGTTTGATACTCTTGATCACTGCCGTCGTGATGGCATCGACCACTTCCCCAGTCACATTGACCTGGGCATCCAGCATCGCCTTCTCGACCGCGGCGCGCAACGCTTGACCATCAAAGGCGAGCGAGCCACCAGCTTTATACTCGATCAGCCCCTTCCCAAGATCGGCCGAGAGCTTCACGTCTGTGCGCTCTTTGCCATCCATGTAGCTGATCAAACATGGCACGTATGCTGTGGGTGCCTCGACCGGGCCAACTGAGCAGAATTGTATCTGCACATCTGTGATCCCAGCGCGGGTTTGAGCGTTGTCGTGGGGATTGAAGGAGCAACCCGCGACCAAAAGGAGCAGGGCCAAGACACGGCTTGAACGTGGGAATCCAGACATTTTGGTCACGTATTCCAAAACAGCCATCCAAATATCCTCACGCCAAACCAATGGACCCGAGCGAGTACAGGCCGGCCCGCCTCAATGATACATGTGCGATAAGCCGCGTCGGCATCTGACCGCGATCCTTCACGCAGCCAATAACGCCTGTCGTGTTCGACACAGCAATGCACCATATCTTTCCGATCTGGTACAAGAGTGCAACCATCACTCAAGTCGGTGTTCCATTCCGTATCCCGTTTTGGCGCGCCAGTGAAGCGTCGATGTTCCCGGCGTATCATAAGATCAATCTCTTGTGAACGCGGCCACCACCCCCGCGACTGCCAGACCGGCGGAGACGATCACCTCCGCTTGGTCGGGGCCAAACGTCACACCAGCGGCTGTCAGAAAGCTCACGATCCCAAGCCATGTGCTCCGCTCTTTCAAGCGATCTTGTATCCAGTACATCATGTCATCTCTCCTAGTTGGCAGGTTCTACGAGTTCACTCCGGGGGCCTTGGCCATCAAAGCGCATTAGAAGTTGGATATCATATATGCGGGCTTCCATGCGAGTCTGGCTCTCATAGAGTTTTTCCAGACTCTCGGTGAGTGCCACGATGGAGCTATTGATCTCGGCGATGCCAACCATGGTATCAGTGTGTCCCACAAGCTGGCTATGTTGCCTAATATCGTCGCGTGCTTGACTGGCATTATGCTTGACATCGATCACCCAGACCAATCCACCAATGACGACAGCAACCATCGCCATGAGCCCACCAAGAACCGGAGAAGGTTTCATTTCTCATCGCCCTGGAGACACACTGGTTGCTCCACTTCATCGCCAACGATAAACCCAAAGCACTGAGCCCGGAGGAATCCCCAGATCGTAGCCATAGGTATGGAGAAATTTATATGCTCCACGAGTTGCCAGCCAGCGGCCCGTGCAATGCTCGTCACGCCGATAATTTCATAATGTCCGGCATCGGCGATGCCCACCCGGTGTCTGAAAAGCGCCCCACCAGACGAGCCATAAATAATCGGAGAACTACTGGCGATGTAAGAGAATCCGTCAATCTCGCGATCAATCCTCGACAGTAGTCCCGTCGTTGCAAACGGGGGCTCCCCGAGCCCGGCGCCCACGGCCCAAACTTGCTCGAACATGTAAAGAGGATCATCGGGATCATGCATCCGAGCAACGAAAGGAACCCCGTTCTCGCGGTCGCTAAGACGAAGCAACGCCAGATCAGCGAGCTGATCGAACACCATGATCGTAGCCCGCTTCCCTCGATTCCCTATCGGCCGGCTCAACTGGTTGTATTCGAAAAAGAGCACATCGACGGGAGACCGTCTCTCCACGTCGTATTTCTCTCCATTCTCATCGCAACAAATGGTCTGTCGGCGTATGGCACTGGATATGACATGATAATTGGTGAGTATATAGGTCTCCCACTGACCCTCGATCTCGTCCGAATAAATAACCGTTCCGGAGCCGCTCCCCCGTCCAGTCCGAATCAAGGCTACACTGAAAAGCATCTCCTCATGCATCTGCTCGATGCCCGGCGGAGGGTTGGTTGCCGGTGTTGCCGGTGTTGCCAATGAGGCTAAAAACAGAACCAACAACGCGGCGAACATCTTGCTGTGCATGGGAACCTCCTGTTGTGGATTTAGGCCCAATATTCCGTGATTGTCATGCGGGATGAGGCGATGCCACCAAATACACGAGCCGGGCCGGTGCTAATGCCATTGATAAACATCGACCCACTATTATTCCCGACTCTGACTTTGAAAGTCGTGGCGCTCGTCGTACCCGCAGCCATCTCATGTTGGAACGAGAGGTCTTCCATTTGATCCGCAGCCCTCGACGTTTGCCCAGTGGCCGCAAGCGCGTCCGCCGTCGTATCCTGGAACAGCGCGGCCACGATACCCCGCCCAGCCGCTGACGTACTGCACAGTATATGCACGTCGATGACGAGCCGGTTCGCCGTAGCCTTGGGCGTAATGGCCGCGGTGAAGACTTCGTCGCCCTCCGTCTTTTGCGGAATGCTATCATCCGTGGCCACAGTCGTAGAGGCGGTCGCCAATGCTGACGATGCTACCGTAATGGGCTTCTGAGCCGTCACAGCACCCCGTCCAGGTGGGTTGGCCGCTGTGAAGTAAGACACCACCTGGACCGTGTTCGCAGCTTCAGCGAAGCCAATGAGGCGGTCGCCAGCAGCCGTGATAATGTTGGCTTCTCCTGGCAAATCGAGCGTAGACCCATGCGTCAGGGTAAGCACGCCATCGAACTGGAGCATAAAGAACGTCCCAGCCGCAACCGTAATAGCCGAAAAGCCAGTCGTCCCAGTCACATCAAAGTAGTTGCCGTCCGTGTCCAGCACCAACGGCGAGGCGCTTGAAAGGTCTCCACCCTTGGCCCATCTCTGTGTCGCAGAGAAGGTATTGACGATGGCCGTACCTGCGGCCAAGAGGGTCGTAAGAGCGGCCCCGGAATTGGAATCATCCAACAAGGTCTCGATATAGCTCGTCACTGGAATCGTGCTGTCTCCCGTAGGCCCAGTGGATGCGATGATGTTACCCGAGGCATCGAAAGCCGCGAACTTCGATGCCCTCTCGCTGTCGATGGGCAATTCCAAGTCTGTCGCCGTGTCGGTCTTGGGAACGGAGAGAGCCCGGCCAAGAAACTCCTCCTTTTGCTGAACCATCCGCACGATCTGATCAATTGCCTGCTCAACGTTTGTCGAGGGGAATGCTCCACCTAGCGGAAGTGCCGTGCCCTGGGTGTCGGCACGCTTGCTCCTGATGACCAAGGTCTCGCCCGAAGCAGGAGTGTAATCCGTTGGGGATGTATCGACAGTGAGAGTGCCGGTCGAGCCGGCCCCACCTGACAAGGTGTACTGCGTATTCAGCACCCAGGTCGTTTCAACTCCAGCGCTACTCCGAAGGATGACCTCGATGTCCGTATTATCCCAATAGACAAACGTGACGCTGAACGAAGCCGTTGACCCATTGCCAGCGTAGCTGACTTTCGTGGTCGCAGATGCGAGAGTCATATCAATGTCCTATTGTAATGGAGGCGCTATATCTTCCGGTTGAAGAGGCTGGTCTTCCGGTTGAGGAGGCTGGTCTTCCGGTTGAGGAGGCTGGTCTTCCGGTTGAGGCTGGAACAACGCTTGATATTGTTCTTCGGATGGGTCAAAAATTTGACCGATTTCTTCCTCACTTCGGCCAAGGTCGAAGTCTGGTGGAGTATCATCTGGCCCTGACAATAGCGCAGAAAACTCATTGCCAGTCGTCCCTGGTGATGGTGGCGGGCGCTCTGGCCTATCCAATGTAGTGATGCCACTTGCGATTAGCCAAGCATTGAGTTTCCGGGCCATTTTAATTTGGGCGGATCGCGTTACCCCCTTTTCGAGAAGAATAGCCATAAGCTTAGGGTCTGATGCAAGATCCATCAAAATTGACCGAGTGTTTGCCTTTGGTATCTTATCTAATACTTGTCTCATTAAGCTGGAACCGGCAGAGGCAACGATCAATGAATTTGGTCCGGCGCCAGGGATACCTGCATACACACGATGGGCGAATTGCACGCCAGTGATTTTAAGCACAAAATCTTGAAGATAAGAGGTCAACCCAAATTGGAGTCTTTCATGTCCAAGGTCGCGTGCCCCTTTCATGTTCTTTTCGATACTTGTTGCCCTGTTGAGAATTTTAGTCAAACGGTCGTAGTGTCTCTTGGATATGATTCCATCATTGAGTAACAAATCCTTGAGAGCAGGCCCATTTGGTGTCAATGGCTTTTCAAATACATTGCGATAAGCTACGAAGCTAAATTGGCCGGTTTCTTTGAGGGCTCTATCATAAGCATATGAATAGATTGTCGCTTCCAAGCCTTTCATGGCGTCAGGGCTAGAACGGCGTGCAAATTTCACCATCGCGGTGAAGTCCCTAGCGGGGAACTGACCCTCAAAAATATTTTTAAGGACCATGGCAGGGTCTTCAAAATCCAATATACTTGCAAAGGCCGATTTGTTATCGACCTGTTTTTGAAGGAGGGTGGCGCGGCTCCTTGTGGCCGTTAAGAGGGAGTTCGCTTCTTGAGCATTTTCCAACGCACTCCTGATTTCTGGGAATCTATCTAGCAATACCTCATTGTCATTCAAGAATTTCGCCAGGCGACGGGGGATTACCTGATTACTCAATGGATCAATCACCGCCCCAGCCGCATTGCGGATGATCCTCTCTTGAAGGTCTAGCATTCGCGATAAGTGTTCTGTTGAAGCGTGCCTCGCAACATCCCCCAATTGGCGCAAGTGCAACTCCCCAAGCTCTTTCCCCGTCGAAAAAGCGCGGACCCCAATCATTTCTGGTGGAATACGACGTGCGCCGGTTGAGGCTACTTGCAGGGTTCTGCCAGCGAAAGTGCGGGTAAAAGCCTCATTCAATTCACGCGAATACATTCGGGCGGCACGCATATCCGCTTCATTAGCTTCCACAAGGGCACGATTTTTGGAGGTGGGTTTCAAGCCAGCTCCCAAGGAGCCTAAATCATCCAACGCCGATTCCGCGAGTTCGCCATATATGTGGGCATCAGACCAGTCCCCTCGGCCCGCGGCTTCGCGCGAAAGAGCTAACATTCTTGACCGAAATATCAAAAGCTCTCCAGACGTTGTGCCAAAATTTTGGGTCGCGGTGATTCGCTTGACAAAGGCTTCCACAACCCCCGGTAAGCTTTCCTCGATAAGCCGGTTCGCGCTCAAATAATCGTATGTCGTAACGATATTAAGGGCGCTACCAGGAACTGCCTTGTTAACCTTATCCCACAACTCACGCTCAGACTTACGCAGGACGCTTATAACCTCTTCCATAATCTCACCAACCTCGACGCCAAACTGCGCGCGAGACCCAGCACGATTCGGGTCTATCAAGGCAGCCTTTTCCAAAGCCTCATTTTCGCCCCTTAGAATACGGGCATGAAGAAGGGTAGTGAGATGCTCCTGGCGCAACTCTGCTGCCAGACGGAGCGACCGTGGATCACCTACTTGCTCAAAAATATGGATCATATTTCTGAGCACCTGCAAACTATCCTCGGCCATTTGCTTCGACGCCGCCCCAAATTGGCCACTTTGATGAACAAAACTCGCTTCCAACTCCCTCAACACGGGGCTTCCGGACAATACACCTGCTGTCAAATTGAGGTCTGGGAATTCCCGTTGCGCCTCGCGAATTGCAGCCGCGATAGCAATTGGGTCTTCCCCACGCTTCTCGATGATTTCTATGAGCGCACGAACGGCCTGGCGCGCGCTCGCTCGTTCTATCCAAGGCACGATACCTGGAACAACTGGGGACAGGAAGGCACCCCCCATTGGGGCCACCGCCCGAAGAGTTTTACCAACGTAGCGTATGGCACCAGAAGTCATTACTGAAAAAAGACGCACTGGGTTGACAACCCCACCAATTACCGCGCCACTAATGTGAGCGACGGGCTCGCCTGGAAAGACTGCTTCTCCATATCCGGTTCCAGTGCCGGCACTCCCCGCAAGGCTTTGCTCTAAAGCAAAGAACCTCATTGGCGCGCGTCTAGCCGATTCAATGACACCATTTAACCATCTGCCAGCCAAATTACTGGCGAACTGGACGCCAGCAGCCGAAGCACGAAATAGCGCCCCAGTGACAGGCAAGGACGCGCCGAACATCTCTCCACCATAGGCATAGGGGCGCAACGCTATTGGCACCTCTTCCATGTTCCTAAAAGTCAAGGGACTTTCCGCGAATGGAATGGTCACTTGGGACGCTCCATACTGGAGTTGTTCCCCAGCCATCACGCCAGCCGTCCAACCCACCACCCCACCACCAATTCCCAAAATTGGCACGGCGGCCGGCGCCAATGGCCCCGTCAGCGCGCCAAGAGCAAGGCCAATCTTGGCTCCCGCTATCGCACCAGCAACTGGGGGGCCTGTCTCCAGAACGCCTGAAATCACGCCTTGTGCAGTCGTCGTGACCTTCTCACTAAGAGGTGGGTCGGGTTGTTGGTCAGCTATTGTCCGGTCATAGAGCAATTCCTTCCATATATCTGCTTGACGCTGTTCTAAAAGCTCATGTGGTCCTGCCGGGTCAGTGGGGGCATCGACCCGCTCCGTCCTGGCGAATAATTCTTGTTCATAATTAACACTTGGATCGGGAGTCTGTTGCCCATGACGTGGTTCTTCTAGCGATTCCCCCACTGGGGGATTTATTTCCACACGCAAACCAGCTTCGAGTTCTTCCTCACTCCACCCCAAAAGTTCCTTAGGTTCAGGCATCTATTCTGTCTCCATCTTAGAACGCCTAACTACCCAGTCATCTAGACTCTCCTCATATAGAAAAGGTTTATCTGGGTTATTTTGTACGTATTGATAGGCTAGTTTGGCTTGGTCTTCACCCAAATTCGTTCCAAATCGTTCTGGCAAAAGGCTCTCAAGGAAGTCCTCAATGATACCGACTCTCTCCGTTGCTGCTCTGCGCGCCTTTGCAGTGGCGCCCGTATCGGCCGCTGTTACTCTGTCGTCTTCCAACCTATCTTCCAATTCGATGGCTATGCCAATAATCTTTTGTTTGTAAGCTGATCCAGTAGAGAGAAACCCCGGGGTCAAAGAGACTATTTTCGCTATATCCTCTCGTTCGCCTTCGGCATATCTCGGATTTTTCCTGAGCGCGTTAACCAATTCGTTAGTAAGCAGTTGTACACGCGCCCAAGCCTCTGTCATTCGTGGAGCTTCACCAGAAATAAATGGCAATGGCAACGATGTTAAAAAGCGTCCCACAGATGCAACAGGTCCTCCAATCCACCCCTTGTTAAACATCTCATAAACTGTTGGATACGGTCTTACCTTGGGAGACTCAGGAGGTAATCCCGATCCTCCGCGTGCTGCGACCATGGCTTGGTCGCTACCAAGATTATTGGCGTCGTCAACCGCCGCTCTTTCTGCTTCCACTCGACTAGAATAAGTGGGGAGAACGCGACCCGTTTCTGGGTCTACATATTGGCCATCTTCGGTTGTGACGCTACCAAGAATTTTTTGGGTGTCATCGAAAATAATACCATCATAAATAGATGGCGCGTTTAGATAAGTGCCATCTTCCAATTGTATAGTTACAGTGCGTTCAGCCAAGACGTTAGTTACTGGTTTGCCATTGTCATCGAGCATTGGGTTACCAGCATCATCAAGTACTGGAACGCTGACGATAGGTCTTCCACTGCTCGTCACGCCAATTGTCGTGAGTGCCTCTGGTGTGAGTGCCTCTGGTGTGAGTGCCTCTGGTGTGAGTGCCTCTGGTGTGGGTGCCTCTGGTGTGGGTGCCTCTGGTGTGAGTGCCTCTGGTGTGAGTGCCTCTGGTGTGAGTGCAGCTGGTGTGAGTGCCTCTGCCCCGGCCTGTTGGCCGAGAAGCTGGCCGAATTCGCCAAGGTTTTCTATTTGCCCAGACCTATCAGGCTGTGGGAACCCTATGCGCCTCTTTTCGAAAGCAGCATAAACTCGTTGAGCAAGTCTGGTGTATAACCGGGGTGAAATTCCTGTAAGAGTGTCCCGAGCACCGAATCTTGCCTTTTGCCCAATCTGAAGGGCTGTGGCTAAATACTGATCGTCGTGTTCCTGCGTCCAATGGCTACCATCGGGCATGGGCGCGCCAACCCCCTCCCCGAAAACCGACGCGTAGCTCGTTAGAAATTGGTTAGCGCGAAATTCGTCCCCAGAGACATCCAATAGGCTGCCAGATTCAGGAGGATTATTAGCCACCTCTTTCCATATCCCATTCTCGTCCAGCATAAAAGCTGAGCTTCCTGGGGTTAATTCTATAACCTGGCCTGTCTCATCCCCGGGAACCTTAAACACCTCCTGCCATTTACCATTGGCGTCCTGTTGCAAAACCACGTCACCAGGATTCACAATCTTGGCGGCACCAGGAGTTACGTTGGCCCTTGCATCGGCAATTCGCTTATACAAAGCATCCCTATCCGATAGTGTGAGAATGCGGTTTAATCCCGGCGTATCCAGCATAAAGTCATGAGCACCGTTAAAGTCGCCACTATTTATCAACCCTCTGACAGCGGCCGCGGCCAAATCATTCGTCCCTTCTTTTGGCCATCTTATCTCGTCCTCTAAAAGTAAACCTGGGGTCTGCTCTTTGACCTCAGCGTGCCACTCATCCAAGGCATCATTAAATGATTTCACTCCATTCTCAACCTCGGACGTTAATTGATTTAGCTTCCCCCCCAATAGAGAATCTATTTCCACATGTGATGCAGAAATCTGGCTAGCTGCGGCCTGGTCAACAAATTTATCCAATTGCCCGGATAAGTTGTTGAATAGTAGTGTAGCACTATCAGGCGAGCCAGAATGATTGGCAATAGTATCGTCCATTGTCTTCCTAAGTAAGGAAACGAAATTATCGCGCTCCCCCTTATCAAGCCAATCACCCTCAACATCAATACGACGTAATTCTTTCGCTCCAAACGTAAAGAATGAACTTCTATCCCTAGCGCGCGCGACAACATCCTCCCGTGTTTGAACCTTGGCATGAGCTTCTTCCGCCCTAGCGCTAAAGTCAGCAAGCTGCTCACCCAAATCTAGCAGGCCCGCCCCTGCCGTAGACGCTAAATTAGGCACTTCGACGACCCCAGGGCGCTCAATAGGAACTTGAGCTATTTCCGCAACACCAGGAAGCCTGGCCATAAAACTTCTCCTTTTCTATCTGCTAAATCAATCAGTCCGGAAGCCACTAGAAGGCCATCCGCTTGGGGTCATTGCGACCATGTGCGTGAGGACCGGCCCGGGCTAGGGCCATGTAATTTTTGCTTGGGAACCGTATCGGTCCCCCATAGTTTGTATTCCTCCGCCTGTTCCGCAAACTTGCTGGCCCCACCAAAGGCCGCCGCGCCCGCACTAAAAAAGGCCATCCTTTTCCTATGTTTGCCCAGGATTTTCTGGTAATCTGCTTGTTGTTCCAACCCAATAGCCTGGACTTTCCCTTTGTGCAAAAGACGCTCCTTCATGAGCGCGATTTCGCGGTAAGTATCCTCTCTCACCCCGCGCGCCGTCCCTCGCTCTACATCGACACCCGACCCACCAAGCCGCGACCGTTGTGTGGCAGAGACGCGACTCCCACTTCGCCAATAATCCTCAGCCTCAGCTGCGGCAGCTCTTAACCCATAATCTGCTTTTTGTTTCAAAAATCGTGCTTGCGCCTTGCTTTGACGTTCCGCCGCGATACCCTCCGTGATGTGGCCAGCCACAGTAATCGCAGTTTCGGCGATGTTCCCAGACATAGCCATCATCTCACTTGACATTTGCCATCTCTCCATTGAGTGGGACCAAGGTACGATCCACCAACGCATATCTGTCGTAATCAACCCCTTCGGGCGTATAAGCGGCCATCAATCCCTCATGAACAAAGCCAAGCGCCTTGGCAAACTTGCGGCCCGCCCCAAAGTCGTGTCGGATATCAGCTTGGATACGGTGGAATGGTCCGACCTCAGCAATCTTGCGAAGACCCTCACGCGCTGTCTCGATCACGGCCCGTATCAATCGCCGATCTATCCCCTTGTCCACAGCCGCCCAAGCCACGCCTGAGCCCATGAATACCGGAACTACGCCCGCCGCGCCCAACAAGGTATCCCCATGGAACGCCGTTCGCGCGAACACAGGCATAATCATCTCTCTCAACACATCAATGTTTCCTAATGCCCCTCCAGCAACCGTATCTATTGCGTCTAAATCCTCCAAATAGAAAGCACCAATCCGAACTTCATAGCGCATGGCTTATGCCATTTCATTCGTCTTCATCTCTGGCGCAATGGCAAGGAGCGTAAAGGGTGCAGGGTCGCTCGATTCAAATACGATGCGTGAATCGTCCTCCCAATCTCCATCGAAATCGACGCTGCTCTCACCCGTGAATAGTGGCGCGCCAGCATCCATGGGGTCCGAAACGACGCGGAAATCATAATCCGTGAGGTCGTCAGCCGCCGGCCCGGCAGATAAGGTATGAGAATTTAACAAAACGAAGGTAATGGCGTGGACACTTTTTTTCTTGCCCACGGCCGTTCCCGCAGCAGCCCCATAATCCAACTTTAAGGTCTTGCCCCGGTGTGTATAAGAGAGCCCAATTTGCACTGTGGATGCTGCGTCATCGAGGGTGATCTGACCACTAGCAACCGTTTTGGTGGCTTGGACCGCACCATCAGCCCAAATCTTGACACTCTCCCCCTCTAGATGCGTGAGGCCAGTGATCGTGGTGGCAGAGTCGCCGTCATAGGTGATGATCGAATCGGCATAGTAGGCATCATCTTGGTCGTGGCCAGTCTCATAAGCCCGCTCTAGAAATTCGACATAACGCACTGTCGAACCATCAATAGTGCGCTTGACGACAACCCATACCTCATCACGAGAAATCGAATCCTGGACTTGGCCCGCTCCATTAGTGCCTGGAATAACAGCCACGCTTTCGACCACAGAATCACCAGACCCAAACGATCC